AGGTGTGTAGTCATTAATATTTTCTTGAGAAGAAAATCTTATAAACATATCATCTTGTGTAGTCTTATCACCTATAGTTGTTTCAGTTCCAAAAAATACTAAGTGACGATCGGGAGTAGATACTAACATATCTCTAGACGCGGTTGGTGCACCCGATATAATTGTAGCTCTGGTTCCTGTGGCGTTAGTTAAATCAGAATTCCATTCAAAGCATTCACCATTAAAAATTAAAGCAATTAATGTACTACCTAAATTGTCCAAGGCCCATAGACCAGGTTCGGCAACAGTATCCGTGTCAGATGATGATTGACCCCAACCAGAAAAATCACTATAGTTTGTAACTGTAGCTCCTGTGCTATGAGAAGCATTTGTTGTTCCTCTAACGTTTCTAGTTATTCCGGTTAAAGTATTTGTTCCTGTATTAACTCCTGTGTAAGAAATTTCTTCGGCACCTACTTGTATAAAATTAGTTCCGGTTGTTGGAAAATTTAATACAGATGTTAAAACAATACTAGTTCCAGTTCCTCCGGTTCCTGCTGAGTTAGCTGATAGTGATCCATTTAATGTAGTTGTTTGAGGGGCTGTCGATGTTCCACCAAATTGTGATATACCCCATCCAAAAACACCAACTTGTTCTGCTGGACCTACGTGATAATATTGAAAAAAAGTAATACCTCCAGAAGTGGTAGCACCAGATCCGGTTTCATTGCTGGGCATTGTAATAGTAATAGTTGTTGCATTTGGTACACTTGTTACCATAAATTTTTTATCAGCAAAATCTACTGCAACAAAATTAGAATTAGTAATAGCACTAAAGGTACTTGTATCACCAAATAATATAATGTCACCTTCTTGAAAAGTATGTGAACTTCCAAACGTAATGGTTACGGTCGGTGATCCGTTAGTCGTGCTAAATGCACTTGTGATTGCTGTACCTAATGGATTAACTAAAGGATGGATGTCGTAAAAAACTTCTCCCGAGTATGCATATAAAATTCTATTAGTTCCAATAACAGCATATTTAATACCCTGTTTATTAACCATGTGATGTAGACCTCTAGCTGCACCTGTAAGTTTACTGTCACCTAATTGATTCCAACCACCTATTTTTTCTGGTGTACCGTATCTAAAACGAACATTAGTTCCACCTGTCCATTGCGACTCGGCTCCGGTAGATGTAACTTGTTTGTTGAATCCTGGTAAAAACCCTAATTTTTGTAGCATAATATTACACTATATATTGAAAGCTATTTAAAATATATCTATTTTTTTGATTATATCACTTATTTTAATCAAACAAAATTTTGTTTAAATGTTGATATTTATTAATAACGTTTTCTGGCAATTCTATATCATAATTTACTTTTCTAATTGGCCCTGATTTAAGTTCATGCATTGGAGCACCTAACACAGAATCATCGTATAAAGGCTGATGTTTTTTTAATTCTTTAAAAGAATGTTTAAATGTCTTTATACCATAATAATTATATATTTTATTTATAGTCTTAGAAGGATTGTTAGTTAAATCATTGTAATCAATTAATAAAAAATTTTTAATTAAGTTATTCTTTTTTAATTGGTGTATTGAATAAAGCATTGTATCTACATACTCTCCTTTAGCCATTATTAAATCAACTTTGGTTTCAATTTCATTTGTAAATAAAGTGCTGTGATCTAAAGATTCATATATTCTGTTATAAAAATAATTAGGATTTTCTTCACACAACTTTAGATAAGATTTTATTACTTCTAATATATCTCTTACAAGAATAACTATTTTAATTTGGTTAGGACAAATTGTTTGTAAAACATTATAGTTATAAGGTGTTATCCAGTCCCCTCTTTCAACAATAAATTTAACATCATGCTGATTATAATAATTAGGGATTATGTTTTTATAAACATTTTTTAAATTATGTGGGCAAGAATAGTTTTTAAAAGTTGCAGAATTTTGTTCTGTTTTTTTCATAGCAAATAAAAGATCGGGTAAAAAAGAATGTCCAGTTGCATAGACATCAGGATTTTCATTTAACATAGCAGATAACAAAGTATTTCCTGCTCTAGGCAAACCTGTAAAATAAAAATATTTTTTATTTAAAGTTTTCATTTTAAAATAAGTTCTGTAAGTTGATGCTCATCTCCAAAAGAACCTTTTGCAAATACATTAAATGCTAAACTTATCCTGTTATTATTTTCAAGTTTAGTTTTTACTCGATGCTGTAAACTCGATGGAAACAATATTAAATCAAAAGATTTAACCATAATAGACCATTCATCAGAATTTAAAACTGTAAAAGAAGATGTTTCAAATTTAAAAGGATTATATAAATTTTTAGAAAAAACAATACTATCAAAATTTTCATCTGCATTAACATAAAAAACTCCAGAAATTATACTGTTTGGATGAGCATGAGCATGATGAAATTCAGAAAGTTTAGTAGAATTTAACCAAGATTGGGTAATATAGGGTTTTATTTTTTTTGTTTTCAAAATATCATTAAAGTAAATCTTAATATGAAGATCAATAAATTTTTTTAAACCACTTAATTTTTTATTTTTTAATATATATGAGTTGTTACTTGTTTTATTTCCAACATTTTTTTTTAAAAAATTATTTTTATTAAATAAAATTTTTTTTTCGTTTTTTAAAAATTTTCTATTTAAAGTAGTTCTGTAAACTGGAGTTGGAAATAATTGAAACACTTCAAATTTATTATTTAATAAGCCCATAAAACAAAAGAGTACCTTTCTTTTTTTAAAATTTTTTTAACTTCATGAGGAAAAATAAATATGGAAGGAAAAATAATAACATCTCCCTTATTTAATTTAAATTCTTTTTTTCTTATAAAAAACTCCCCTCCTTTAAAATCATCATTCAATACTCCAATAATTGATAATACAGGTATGCCTTTTTCAGTCCCATCAAAAAGAGTTTGTATATGATCTACATGAGAAAGCATCATACTATTTTTAGGATATTTATTTAGTCTTATGTTTGAAAATTTTGTTATTGCAGACAAATCTAAATTATGTTTTTTTAAATAGTTTAAAACAAAAGGTTGTAATTTATTTATAATAAATTCACCGTCTTCTCTTTCTATATTGGCTACTAATAATTCTTTATGATTTTTTTTAGGTTTTAAAAAACCTTCTTTAGGAGAATACCATTGATGTGTTTTCCATTTTGTTTTTTTATATTTTTTTAATAAAAAATCACATTCTTTTTTAGAAAAACAATTCTTACTTTCTATATATTTTAACATTTAGTTCAATATATATATACTTTTTATTTAACGAAGTCTAGGGAGTGTATATTTCCCAAGTTAAACTAACAGGGTTCCAAATATAAGACGTTGTATCATACATGTTTTCCCATCTATTTTGTTCTTGATTCCAAGCTAACATTGCAAGTTCAACTTCAACACCATCTATTGTAGTAGTAAAACTATTTGGCATTTCAATTGGTGGAAAAAATGCTGCTTTAGACTCATCAAATATCCAATTTTCATATGGTTTAGGACCATAAAAACAATCCCTTACTGGATCATATATCATTCCAGTCCCTGCGTAATTTTTTCTAAAAGATGTTCCACCTAATTTATGTTCTCCGTGATAAGTATTATAAGAAGTTTGTTTCCATTCTGATAATGGTTCTCTGTATGTAGACCTTAAAAAATCAATTCCTTTTTGCTCTTGTTCTATTTTATTTTCATCTAATAAACTATCATTGTTAACTGCAACTACAGCTATAACGACATTATTTAATATTTTTGCAAAATTTGCCATATTTAACCTGTTATTGTTCCTGTCCCTGTAAATGTTAATATTGTATCAGTTCCACTTGTTGTAACTGTTGGAGAACCAGTAGTTGCTCCTGAATAACTAGCAGTTGGTAATCTAATAATTACAACTCCAGATCCACCACTTGCACCTGTGCTAGCAGCCATTCCATTTGCACCGCCTCCACCGCCTCCTGTATTAGCTGAACCAGGAGTTTCATTAGGTGTAGTAGTACCTGGAGATGCACCATTTGAACCATTACCACCTCCACCAGAGCCACCAGATCCACCTGAAGTTGGTCCAGGAGTAAATCGGGCAAAAGCACCGCCGCCTCCACCGCCGCCTCTTGTAACGGCTGAAGCTGTTATTGAAGAAGCAACTCCAGTTCCTCCAGCACTTGGAGAACTATCAGAGCCTGCTGCACCAGCACCACCTCCTCCTCCACAATTATATCCATTCGGATTAGAATAAGGTACACTTCCTCCATCAAAACCTTGATTTGCTGTTCCTGATCCTCCTGCATTACCGCCTGTAAAACCTCCACCACCAGAGCCACCATCTACAGGTGGTTGTGCTGGTGAACTTTGAAAAAGATTTGCTCCTGCACCCCCTCCTACAGAAGATACCGCACTAAGTTGTACGTTTCCTTCTACACTTGAATTTTGCCCTACACCAACAAAGGATGGCCAGCTTGCTCCAGATCCACCTGATCCGACTGTTACAGTTATAGTTTCTCCTGGTTGAAATAATATTTTACTTTCCGCGGATGCTCCACCACCAGAAGGTCCCGATCCTGAAGATGTTCCAAAAGTAGTTCTATATCCTCCAGCACCTCCGCCACCACGTGCTGTACTTGAACCACTAGCAGAATTTCCACCACATCCACCACCTGCTAATAATAAAAAATCAACCTCATAAGGAGGTCCAGCTGATCCACCAGCACCAAATCCTAAGACTTGATAACCAAAAGATTTACCTCTTCTGTTTTGTATATTTTTTGTGTTCTTACTTGATGTAAGTTTATTTTTTAAATCTCTCATATCTAAATTCCTTATGCGTCGTTAGCTGCATCAGTAGTAAAGAATATTTTAATACCTAAAAGTCTTGCTACTCCGGTATACGTATCTCCACCTGCGTTTGCATCTCTAAATATTTGAAAGTATGTTTGTTGATCTACTGCAGGAGAACCTGCAATTGTAACTGCACTACTTACTGGACTAACTTGTTGATCTTCTACTGTTCCAATCCCTGCGTCTGTAATATTTACAGCTGTTCCAAAAGCAACATCAATAGTGTCTCCATCTCCAACTGCTACACCTTGTAATCCAAATATACAGTTTCCTGTATTAGTAGTACTCGGTGTCCAAAAACATTGGTAAGTAATTGTTCCTTCATTCCATGATTTAGGAAAAGCTACTGAAAATTGTGCGTGATCATCTGCAGAATCTGCAAAATCCATAACTTTCATGTCTGGTCTTAGTGCTGTTGTTTCAACTTGATTGGCTTCTGCACCATTAGTTTCTGTTGCATACATTGCTGAAGCTGGAATCCACATAGTTTCTAGTCCTGCAATTTTAACTGCAGCAGTTGCACTTTTAAGTACACCTGTTCCTTTGGGGTTTAAATTTATATCAACATTAGTTTCACCTGTTGCTGAAAGAATTGG